AGCGAAAGCGATTAAAGGTTTATTTAGAATGATAACTCCTTTATTACATATTAATGATGTACCTATGATTGTAATTAATCATGTTTATGAAGAACAAGGCCTGTTTGCAAAAACAATTATGAGCGGAGGCACTGGTATATATTTAAGTGCCGATCAAATTTTCTTTATAGGTAGATCACAAGAAAAAGATGGTGATGAGGTAATTGGATATAATTTTAAATTAAAGGTAGAAAAATCTAGATTTGTAAAAGAAAAATCAGTTATTCCTATTCAAGTTACCTGGGAAGGTGGGTTAAGTCCATTCTCAGGATTGTTTGATATGGCTAAGGACTGTGGTATAATTACAGTACCTACTAAAGGATATGTAACAATCACTGATACAGATACTGGTGAAATTATTTTAGATAAAGGTAGAGTTAAATCAATAACTAAAGATCATTATATTAAAATATTAAAAATGAAATCATTTGCTCAGTATGTTATTGATACATATAAAATCCCAGAAATTGATATCGATAAACAAATTCAAGAAGATTTGGAGGATTTATAATGGATTTAAGTAATGATCCATTGAGGGTATTAATTGATGGAATAGAAATTGGCATTACTCATTTTGAAATAATTGATGATGATGGCACAGTTGATCTTAGATATGGATTGATAAATGGTATAATCGAAAATCAAGATGAGTTTGATAAAAAATTAAATCAATTTATTAATGAATTTATTAGTGAAGCAATTAGACTATATGAACCAAGTGAGACATAATGATTGAAAAATTAATTTTTAATAATTTATTACATAATGAAGAATACCTAAGATCTGTAATTTTACATTTAAAAGAAGAATACTTTTATGATAATGTAGAAAAACGGATCTTTAAGTATATAAAGTTATTTTTTAATAAATATAATAAGGTTCCTACTGCAGCTGTATTAAAGCTTGCATTAGAAAAAGATACAACTTTACGAGAAGATGAATATTCTTCTGGGTTAGAGATGATAGAATCATTTCAAAATACCGGAGAAGATTTAAACTGGCTTCTTGATGAAACAGAAAAGTTTTGTAAAAATAAATCTATATATAATGCACTCCATGAATCTTTAGCAATTAAAGAAAATTCTGAACTTCCTATTGAAAGACAAAACAAAAAGCTTCCTGATATTGGAATGATTCCAGAATTATTATCAAATGCGTTAGCAGTTACATTTGATAATTCAGTGGGACATGATTACTTTGAAGACTCAGAAGAACGTTGGAAAGTATACCATAATAGAGAAACAAAAATTCCATTTAGATTAGATGTTTTAAATAGAATTACAAAAGGCGGTGTTGAGTTTAAAACATTAAACATAATCCTTGCAGGGGTTAACGTTGGTAAATCTCTAGGACTTTGTCATTTAGCAGCGGATTATATTTCTCAAGGGTACAATGTACTTTATATTTCAATGGAAATGAGTGAAATTGTTGGGGTTGCTAAACGTATTGATGCTAATTTATTTAACATGAAACTTGGTGATCTTGAAAACTTAGATCCAGGAACTTATAATAAAAGAGTAAAACGACTAAGAGAAAATATAACTGGAAAACTGGTTATTAAAGAATATCCATCTACTTCGGCACATGTCGGGCATTTCAGAGCATTATTAACTGAACTTAAACAAAAGAAAAACTTTGTACCACAAGTAATTATGTTAGATTATTTGGGGGAATGTGCAAGTAGTACAATGAAGTATTCTGAAAATAGTTATGCATATGTAAAACGTATTGCTCAAGAGGTAAGAGGTTTAGCACAAGAACAAGATCTGTGTATATGGACTGCAGCTCAATTAAACCGGACTGGATTTAATTCATCTGATGTTGATATGGCAGATACAGCAGATTCATTTGGGCTTCCAGCAGTAGCAGACTTTATGTTGGCAGTAATTGAAACTGATGAGTTTATTGCAATGGGTCAACAAATGTTTAAACAAATCAAATCAAGATATGGTAATAAAGACATTAATACTAGGTTTATGATGGGAGTAGATAAAGATAAACAACAGTGGTTTGAAGTTACAGATATAAATAATACAATACCACAATCCCCAATTGAGCAATCAAAAGCTATTGTTCAAGAAAAACCTATTCGTAAAGAAACCAACGTTGATGAATGGGACTTTAACACAGAGGAATAATCATGGCAATTAATAGAGAAATAACATTAACTAATAGTAACTGGACTGCAGTTGCTAATAATATTGAAGGTCAAATAATATTTCAAGTGAACGCAGCATTTACCTGGGCATTTGGAACTCCAAATACTCCCCCAACAATTACTGGATTTACTGGTGTATCAGGAACATTATATACATTTTTAAATGGCAGTCAAACCTTGTGGATCAAAGGTGCTAATAATAATAAAGTACAAGTTTTCGGCGGATCTAATCCATAATGATATTAAAAACCTTTAAACAATTTATAGTTGAAGGTGGTAATATCAAAATTGGGGATGTTAGTGCTGACAGGATAGATCTATCCAAAATAGATAGAACCAAAATTGTAAATGCAATTACTAATTCTTTAATAGTAGTTAATAAAGCATTTGAGAACAATTTTGGTTTACCTCTTTGGAATGACGAACTATTTAATAGTAGACAATATTTAAGTGGAAGCGCATTCCACTTTTTTGATTTAAAGTCTATATCAAACGCTGATTTTGTTAAAGTAAAAAGTAATGTAGGGGATATTGATACTCAAATAGATGGAAATCAGTATGATAATGTAAAAAGATTTCTTGATAGTATTAGTGGTAAAAAATTTGGAATAATGACTAATATTGGTTACAAAGCTGGTGGAAATCAGTTTATTACATTATGGAAATTGCCAGACTTTGATATAAATTTACAAATAGATATGGAAATGGTTGATTTTGGAGCTAATGGTAAACCTACTCCCTTTAGTCAATTTATTCATAGTAGCGCTTGGAAAGATCTACAGTCTGGAATTAAAGGGGTTGCTCATAAAAATTTAATGAGATCTTTACCTCAAAAAAATGTTAAAAAAATTCTTATTAGAGCAAAAAGTGTAAAAGGACAAGATAAAGAAATTTTAACTAGTGGAACAGTATTTGGTCCTGCTGGATTAAGAATTAAATATGCACCAGTTTTGGATAGTAAAGGAAATCAAGAATACGTAAATAATATTCCTGTTTATACTGAATTAAGTACCTCGGATAGTAAAGGAAATCAAGAATTAAAAGAAGTATTTTATGGAATTTTTGGTGTAGACCCTTCTCCTAAAGAACTAATAATGATGAATAGTTTTATTGATTTATTACAATTAATGAAAAAATATTTATCATCTTCAGAAATTACCACTGTAACCGATTATATGGCTAATACTTTATTTGGTAAAGGTGCTGGTAAAATTGTATCTGCAGATAAACAAAAAGATTATCAAGAAAAAATTATTATATTAAAATCAATGGCTAAAGAACTAGGATTTGATGTTGATAATTATAATGGGTTAATTACTAGTTATTATAAGAGTTTCTAATGCAAATTAAATCATATAAAGAATTTATTAGTGAAGCAGGTTTTACACATTCAAGGCATATTGAAGATTCTGTATTAGATCTTGGTGCATCTGGTACAAAAGCTGCTATAATAGCTTTAAAAGACTTTAGAGACACTTTTGCTGGTGTATCAAACAAAAAATTAGATGTTACTATAAAATTTGATGGTGCACCAGCAGTAGTATTCGGTACACATCCCGAAACAGGTAAATTTTTTGTAGGAACTAAGTCAGTATTCAGTGCTAATTCAAAAGCATATTCAACACATCAAGAAATTTCTAGTTCTGATATTGCTGGAGGTTTAGCAGATAAACTTCATGATGCATTAGACTATTTACCATCAGTAACTCCTGGAGGCCGGGTTTTTCAGGGCGACTTTATGTTTAGTAAAGGAGATCTTGGGGTTGCAACTATTAATGGTGAACCTTGTATAATAATGCATCCAAATACAATTGTGTATACTGTCCCTAAAAATTCTGATATAGGAAATACAATATCAAAAGCTAAAATGGGCATTGTAGTTCATACAGAATATAAAGGCAAAACAATTCAAACTTTATCTCCAGTTTTTGGAGTTGATTCATCTTCTTTCAAAAAAAATTCTAATGTATGGTTAATAGATGCTCATCTACAAGATACTACTGGTATTGGTAATCTTACTGCCTCAGAAACTAATGAAATAGAATCTATTCTTAGTGATTGTGGAAGTTTGTTTTCTTCAGTTAGTTCTAA